TTAAATTTATTTAAATTCTAACTTACAAGTCAGGTGTCATATCCGTTTTAGAGGATATGGTGTTTATTGTCGGAAAAGGAGAAATTAACCGATTACGCTCGAGCCTAGCCCCCTAGATATTACTATAGGGACTTTTAACTAGAAGAGAAGTGTGTTAGCTTGTATTATAAGTATTAGTTTGGAGAACTTATAATCTCTATTATTTTATGACTTATTAAAGTCATCGTTGAATAACGATTAATGTTCATTAGATAACAACTAAATAAATGTTAAATCACTTATGATCTAAATAAGAATATCTATGTTTTAAATAGACGATGTAACGATGTGAACAGATTTTTGGCGTGAGCCCCTTATAACTTTGGATAGGAAAGTTATATTGTATCAGACTATCAAACAGTATTTTATTAATACTTTTTACTGTATAAAGAATCATCATAATGTCCTTGATGATTCTCAATTAAAACGTATAGTTCTTGCACTTAGCAAGTATTATTTACGCATTTGATGTATATTTATAAGTATTGTGGAACTTACATGTTTTATTTCATTGTTATGAGGGATGACCCGACGAACAGGGACCCCTATGATTAGCGATGCGACGAGACCTCTGAGAAGAAGAAGCTTTATGAAAGATTTAAGTCACAAGATAGCAAAGGCTAGTTGCCGCTATTTTGTAAAGAAATGCCATCTCTTAAGGCTGTAAGAGACATTTGTAGAATAATAACAGTTTGTACTATTTTAAATGACTATTAATATTTTAAACAACAATGTATATTTTAGAAAAGAAAAAGAAGAATTTGAGTATAATGATGCTCATGTTTATGTAGAAAATAAAAAGATTTTGATTAATGTTTTGGAAGACGAGCTTTCCAAATCCAATGTAACACAGTTTAAAGAAGCAAGTTTGATGCTAGATAATTTGAAAAATGAATTGATTGTGTTGAATGGTTTTGCCATGCTTCCACATCTAAAACAGAAAGTTTTGGATTCTTTGACTCCTCCTATGCCTAGTGGAGATCAAGTTGAACAATTTTATGTCGAACGAAGTACGTGTTCATGTGCGAACGTGACATGTCATCATGTTTTGGAGAAAGGCTATGTTTTTGAACCCAACTATATATTGAGTAAGAAAGCTATAAGTTCGATTATTGGAACTTTACATTCCGCTCATGAAAGTATGACTTTCTTGAAGGAATTAAAAAATAGAAATGAAATTTTGAAGAAAGAAGTTAAACAAGAAATATCAGATTTGCATCTTCGTCTACATCACAACTTGGTTGTAAAACAATTGATTAGAATAAACGATGCGCAATTTTATAAACAATTGTTACGTAGTGATATGAATTTTGGTTGGTCTGGAGTTGACCTTAAATCTATAGTAGAGATGTTATATCTAGTTAGACAAGATTTAGGTTATTATGATGATTTTGGTCTTCGCAGAACTACAATGTTTAATAGATTTAGAGCACAGGGTAGTTATGTTTGTAAACTTGCGGAGTATTGTCAAATGACAGAACCAATTAAATCTACTCTCTCCAATTGGGAAAGCGTTAAAGAATATATGGCTCAAAAGATTCATTCCTTTTGGGATGGAATTAAAGGGAAATTTTCTTTAGTTAACGATAAGTTTTTTGAGACTGTAGATAAGATCTTCGGCTTTATTATTGAAAAGATATTATATTCTATTTTCGGAGATCTTAAAGGATGGATAGTGAAAAATCAACATACGATAATTCAAACTTCTGCTATTGTATGTAGTATTATTACCTTTTTAATAGGTTATGCGATAGGATTTATTACCATAAATGTTTTGCGAAATTTGCTGGCTGCAACTATTAAAACTACGACTCATATTGAAGTCAACAATTTTCGAGGACAAGACGAAATGTCTTTTAAAGAATTAATGCTTAGTGTATGTTGCACAGTGTTTGGTTTGAATAAGAAACATTTAACTATCATTAAAGAATATATTGATTCAGTTATGAACTTGTTGATTGGCGGTACTATAAGACAAAACATTGGTAAATTAAGCTTGATTATGCTTCCATTTATAATAAGATATTGTTATCATGTTAAATATGGTAACAAGATTCAAGAATTAGAGTTGAGAATTGAAAATTGGAGATCAGTTGCACAATCTATGTGTGCTATTTCTAAGGTTCAGATTGTAGTTGCATCGAAACAATATAAATTGAAAATTGAAGAATTAATCAAATCAGGCACGGAACTTATCAGATTGTGCACTAAAGATGTTAAGGCGACTATTCGTCAATCCTTAATGAGCGTGTTTACAAAACTGTACGCTATTCATACAAATCTTGTAACAAGAAGTTTTGCTTCTGGTGACAGACATGTTCCTTTTGCTATTCATGTAGAAGGACCACCTGGCATTGGGAAAACAACGAATGTTAAAGATATGTTAATGAGAGCAACTGGTTTTGAAAAGACTGATTTTTATTCAAATGACAACTCAGATGAGTATATGAGTGGTTATTCTGGGCACCCCGCAATATTAATGGACGAGTTTTTGCTGGGCCAACAAGATAAAAATTATGAAACGATCGAAAAATACTTGACAATGGTTTCCAGTGGCGAGTGGAGACCAAATTTTGCTTCAGTTGATGATCCTAATGTGGGTATTAAAGGTAATACATGCAAACCTAAACTAATTGTAACACTAAATAATACTAAGTACGATAATATAGATTTTAAAGTTAATGAAGCATTTCAAAGACGACGTAGGTTTGTCTTATCATTGGAAAAATCTGATAGGTTTATCTCCGAAGAAACTAATGAGTTAAATTTAGATTATACTAAATATACTTTGGATGAAAAAAAACAACGAGTTTGGATAAAATTTTCTATTTGGCCTGCGATTTTTAAACAAAATCAACAACCCATTAAAACAGATATGAATTATGAAGAAACTATTGAATTTTTAAGAGAACAATATGAATCTCATGTTAAGTTACAAGAAGAAATTGGTTCAGAGATGAATTCGCATATTGACGAAAATAGGAGTGTTGATGATATTTTAGATGAAGTTTTGCGAGAAGCATATCATGTACCTAATAAGCAAGGGACTTTACCTTCTATTATTTCGTCAATATTCAAGACAGTAGTTGGACAAGGACCAGCAGAAGAAATGATTAGTGATGTTTGTGATGTTTCAAAAAAAGCGCGAGATTCACTTAAAAAATATTTGGATGTCGTTGAAGAAGAAGTCAGTGAAGGTGAGCTGAAAACTCAAATAGATGTTGATGAAAATGACGAGTGTGACAATTGGTTTACTACTATTAAAAACAGATTTTCTGGCACTGCCTCTAGTGCAGTTGCAGGAACTGCTATGTTAGTTTCTTTGATTTGTTTAGCAAGAAGTTATGTAATAGGCGAGGAAGAAGAATTAACTTATTTTGGTCAATCTGATAAAACGAATAAAACTACTAAACAACCAAAAGCAAGAGCTAGAATGGTCAAAGCGAACCATACTATGAAAGGACAAGGTCCTGAGGTAAGTTATCATAATTTAACGATAGATAATAAGACTCGAAAGTGTATTCCTATTTGTGGAAGATGGTTTTTGACTTATTCTCATGGCTTTACAATTCCTACCGATTCTATCGATTGGATCTTAGAAATCCAAGGGAGATTTATTAAAATTCCTTTTAATGCAGAGAAGACTTTCGTGGATTTTGAATATGATATTATGTTAGTAGAATTGGAACATAAGCAAGTACCTCAATCAAAGGATATTATAAAACAGTTTATTACTTATGAAGATATTGATAAAGTTAATGGAGCGAATTTGGAAATTAATGCTCAAGAAAGAAAATATTATGTTCGTGGACAGAACACTGGAAATCAGACATACATAGTAGAAGATGGAGCAAGGAGAATTCACCATGAAAATATGTTAAAATACCCTGCTCCAACTAAATTAGGGGATTGTGGAATACCATTAAAAATAGTTTCTGGTAGTTTGGTTAACAAGATTGCTGGTTTTCATATTGCTGGTACAGATAATGTTTATAATCCTGCTGGTATGGGGATTTTTGTCACGCAAGAAATGTTGAGAGATGTGATACCAGTTGGACAAGGCCCTTCAGAAGATAAGTTTGCTCGATATTTCGAAAATTCCAATTCGTACCCAAATTTAAAGAAAATTGAAAAGATTAACTATAACGAAGTTATCAATTTGCCTTGTAAAACGAAGCTTAAAAGGTCTGAGATTGCGCCTTTTTTACCTTGGGAACAAACGAAAGAACCAGCTATTATGACTTCTGTTGATGAACGAGCAAATGGTAGATGTCCAGTCGAAGTGTCTTTGGATAAGCTTCTAATCAAAAAAGATATGAGTGCTGAACTTGAAGATAACATTTTTGAACGTATTGAAAACGAATTGTTCCAACGGTATAAGAATGGGTTGAACTGGGAATTGGTTGGTAAACGAAAGTTAACTTTTGAAGAAGCTTGTCGAGGCATTCCGAAGTATATGAATAGTTTAACTTGTAAAACCAGTCCAGGATATCCATTGTGTCATATAGCGCAAAAACGAGGTAAGACTGATTTCGTATGGTTTGAAGATGGCGAATTGAAATATACTGACTTTTTCCAGAAGTTAGTATTAGAAAAGATTGAAGAAATGAATAACTTTGAAGGTGGTGAAACAGGCCACAGATTTGTTCAATATCAAAAAGACGAACTTAGAAAGATGAGCAAGATTTTGAATTGTGAAACTAGAGCGACGTTTTGTAACGATGTGATCGCTCTAGTGGCATTTAGGATGGAATTTGGTGCTGTGTTTGCTGCTTTGATGAATAGTTTTGATACCACCGGCTTTGCTGTTGGATTAAATCAATATTCTAAAGATATGGAGATGATTTATAGTAAACTTAAGAAATTGAACGATAAAGTGGGAGCTGGAGATTATGCTGAATTTGATCAGAGATATTTGAAACATGCTGAAAAGATAGCTTACAATGTATTTACGCGATTGTGTAAAGATGTAGTAGGCAGTTCGGATAGTGCTTGTACTTATTTGTATGAACACGAGACTAATTCACCTTTTCAAATTTTGAATCTATTGATTTGGGTCAATTGTTCTAATAAATCTGGATGTTGGCTCACCACAATTATTAATTGTATAATGAACAACGTTTATTTTATGTATGTTTTTTATGAAAAATATCCTCATTTGTCATTTTGGGTTCATTTTGTGTTAATTGTTTTGGGCGATGATAATCTTTATGCTGTTTCTAAAGAATTGTCTTTAACCCCTAAAGAAGTGTCTGAAAGAATGGTTAAATTAGGCCAGAAGTATACTTCTGCTTTCAAAGATAGAGAAGTTGAAGATTTTTATTCGGAATTTATGGATACAACTTTTTTAGGAGCAGTTCCAAGAAAGTGTTTGACTGGTGAATATACCGGTGCTTTGCGTAAGGATACTTTGGAAAATACTCCCCAATGGACTAGAGACGAAAACGGTACGTTAGATCAAACAATTCAACAAATGGTTGATTGTGCAAGTCAATGGGATCAAGAGTATTATCAAGACTATATTGAAGCCTTGAGACATGGTTATTCAATGTCAGGTCGAGTGTGGACGATAAGTGATAATTATTATGAGAGACACTATTGTGTTTCTAATCGTACAGCTGCGTCTGGAAGTGACTTTCAAATTTTCTATGGACAAGGCCCTGTTGAAAGAGGGAATAATGAAGTACGGTATGTGGATCAATCGATAACGCAAATAGCGACTGCCGAAGAAGCTGATCAAGCTCCAGAAGAAGGTAACTTTTCAAGATCTTTGGTTAGCAAATGTATGGCGGCAGAAGCACCAGATTATAATACTATGCCAAAAGCTTATATTTTGCGGAGTACATACACGTGGGCTAGTACTCAAGTGGCGGATGCAACCGTTGCTCAAATTGACATGCCTTTTGATTTGCTTGTTACGGGCACTGCTGGTAGTGTTCAAGATAACGGGTTTTATCAATTTTTATATAGTCAACCTGAAATTGAGATTAAAATCTTAGTTACAGGTACGCCAGTTCAACAAGGTGCTTTGATATGTTATTTTCAACCTCTCTATAATGCGGCGTTTGCACAAGGAGCTGGTTATAATGACTATCCTACGTTTAATCATATATTTTTAACGCCAAATAATAATACAGCAGTTTCTATTAAAATACCATTTAGATATTGGAAAACTTTTTTGAATAACAAACTTGGATTCACGGCAGCTAAAAATGCAAGCATTGGCAAGTTAGTATTTAAAGTGTGGTCACAATTGTCAACACAAACGTTACCCACAACAGCAACTGTCGCTTTGTATAGTAGTTTTGATTGTCAGTTTAGGGTTCCTCGACCGAGAACTGCTACTGGACAAGGTCCTATGGGGGCGACTTATTCTCAAATAACTTCTAGTAACAACTATAATGTGGGTACGATTACAGGAAATATGCCTTCAGAAACTACTATTGGTACAACTCAAACTGCTGAAGGTCACCTTTCTGTTCCAACTGTGCCATTAGACAATCCTCCATTATCTGGTTGTTCCGTACCGGTTCATGCTATTTTGCCTTCCATGTCGAAAGGCGTAGGAGTGGAACCGACTGTATCATTACAGTTTCATCATGGTATGTTGCACAGGCAACCTGATTCTCTTCGTGATGTTGAAGAGACTAGGATTGAGAATATTTGTTCTCGTAAGGGTTATTTTGCCAATTTCACTATTACAACTGGTGATAGTGTAGGACAAGAATTATTGAATTTTCCTTTGAATTCAGTTTTGTCCAACCCTACGCCAGCAAATTCCAATTTAGTTCCTTTAAATATAGCCGTACTTAACCTTTTTACTCGATGGAGAGCTGATATAGAAATTGAATTGTTTGTTGCTAAAACGGTGTTTCATTCTGTACGTTTACTTTGTGTTGCTGGATATGGTGAGTCTGGTTCTTTAGCTGCTCTTAATTATAGTGCTTATCCTAATCGTGTAGCTGAATTTACAGGCGAAAATCAATGGGCTTCAACTCGTATTCCGTTCAATGCTCCTACTGAGTTTCTTCGGACTTATGACGGCAGCTTGACTGCTACTCAGAATTTAGATGATTATTCTATGGGCACTTGCTCTATTATGGTGTTAACTCCTTTGAAAGCTAGCTCTGCTGTTGTTTCTACATCATGTACGTGTTATGCTTTTGTTCGTTTTAGGAATATACAAGTTTTTGAACCACGTAGTTCTCAATTTGTATCTCTCGAAACTGGGACTCAACTTTATACGTTGTATGGCCAAGGTCCGATGGATGCTAGTGAAGCTGTACGAGAACCAATGACGAATATGTCTGTGAGTGGAAGTAGAAGAACAATTCAAATCGATCGTTATACTGGTGATGAAAATGAACCAGTGGTTGTAGGCGTTACAGCTGGGAGTTCTCGTAGTGATGTAGAACCTACATGTTCTCTTAAGATGGGAGAAAAATACGAATATTGTATTAGAGATATAACAGAGATTGGACGAAGACATTATTTTGTGGATTATCGTAAGATTGATGGATTTTCCGGAGCAACTTATTATGGACCTCAAGGTTTTGATAATGATTATAGTGGTGCTTCTGCGTGGAAACTCTATAGTAATATTTCATTTTATGTATATCCTCAACATCCAATTTCGAGAATTTATGCTGGATGGTCAGGGCATCTTAAATATCGGTTTATTTTTACACATATTCCAACCAATTTTACTGGTAATGTTCTAGCCAACTTTAAAGTGACTTATGTCCCATCTCGTTCTGCAAATGTTACTCAAACGGTGCCTGTCTATTCTGGGACAGTTCCGCCAGCAGCAGGTACTGCAAATACTACAATTTTTGACCATATTGTTGATCTACCAGGGGAAACTCAGGTTGGAAAAACATTGACAGGTACAACTTCAACATGGAATGCAAATACCTATATCCAGAAACCCGAAACTGCAATCGCTTCACCTCCAGTGGAGTATACTGTGTCTCAAGGAAGTGGCATGATTTATGTGGATGTTTCGGTTCCTTTTACTAATAATAATAATTATCTTCCTACAGTGCCTTCTATTTATAGTTCTTTGACTATAGATCCTTATAATGGGAGATTATGTATTGCGTTGCCAAAGAATTTTGGTGATTACAATGCTACCATGGAAGTCTATCAAGCTTTTGGTGATGATTTTCGTCTTCATGCTTATAGTCCTTCTTATCTACATTATGCAGATGGGTATAATAGATCTGGTACTATTACGGCTCCTTCTGGCGGAATCCAGATTGGACAAAACGTGTATGGAAACCACCCATAATATGTTGATATGGAGAGTGTTACCCCATTAAAGTAACACGTCAGAGGTGAGATCTGACTTGACAAAATCCCTCCGCAGTATCGGTATCTGCGATATCAAAATTAAGACCAAACCTGCGTTCGCGCGGAATAAATAAATTTCTAGTTAGATAGAGAGTTAAGACGTTCGCGAGGGATCGCGAGCAATTTTCGTATCTGGTTCGAACCCAGTGTAGAATTTTGTCGGTCGCGATAACTCAC